TTCGACTCGCCTTGGATTGCAGTCGAACTAACTGGCTTAACACTAGACCGAACAAGAGCAACCTTTTTCCTGTCATCAATCGCTTCTGCCCACATCGTTTCACCGATTGCGGAAAGTTGCTTTACAAAAACAGGGGTTGCCTCTAAATTACTCTCCTTAAGCAAAGAGAATATTTTTTCTTCATTGAGTTTTTCAGATTTCCACTTGCGAAGGTCTTCAAGTTCCTTCAAAGACTCTTCAAGCTCATCTTCGTCTGGCCCTTCTTCGTCACTAAGATTAGCTTGTGCGGGGGTTCCCGAAGTCTTGCTAGTTCCTGTTACATCTGTGGTTTCAGCAGCAACATCGCCACTACCGAGGCCAGTAGCAGCAGCAATAAGGTCAAGAATCATCTTCCCCTTTGCCGAGCCTTCGCCTGGGCCAACGCAAATTTCCATAATTTGCTTAAGCATATCAGAAGTCGGTTCTTCCGAAGTCGGTGCAGCAGTTGGTTCTTGTGCGGGTGCAGCATCTGGAACCTCTTCCTTATACATTTCTTTCACAGGGTTTTCTTCGGACATCATTTTATCATTCTTCATTGCAGTCTCCTTGGATTCAAAAATTGTGGTAGTGGTTGCAGGGTTTGCAACTAAGTCCACCGATCTAACTCTGTCGATTCTGACAACTCTTTCTGTACCATCTTGATCAGGAATTGATTTGCCACTAACGAGGTGGCTAAATCCTACATCGCCTAAACCATTGTTTTCAGCGAACCATAAAAATGATTCAATCCCATCAGCATGAGGATTGTATCTGAAGTCCGCATACAACCCTTCGGAGGTAAAGCGGACATTCTGAAGCCATCCTAGTCTATCAGAAAACAATGGTGCTTCTGTTTTATGATCTTTGTTTACTGGTGCGTTCTCGTATAGCGGAACTGCATCACGAATCGCTTTTGGATCGTAGATTCTACCATTCATTGAGCTAAAACCAAGGACTTTTACACCGTAAACAATGCACTTGTTTCGGTCAACTACACCTGGTTTATTTTCAATAACGGCATTCATAGTATGATATTACAGTCCATCGTCTAGTATTGTCAACAATTATCCTGTTACAGTTGATATATTTGGTGATTTTGCTGCGGGAAGGTTTGGCGGTGTTTCGGTTGAGTCAAGTTTTTCTGGTGAAGAACTTGACACAGGCTGAACAGGGGCGGGTATCTTAACTACTACATCACGGAACATAAGGTCGATGATCTCAGGTGTGATGGCAGGGAATGATGCTCTCGCAATCGCCTTGCCACTTTCCATTGGAATCTCACCGATAGAGCATCGATGAATAATATCGACAAGGTTAGCAATTTGAGCACCATTAAGAGCGGAGTCTTGAACTTGATCTCCACCACCAATTCCTTGGGTAGCACTTCCAGACTCAATCCTTGACGAAGGATTCATTGGATCAATTTCGGTAGCACCCTTCTTTTCGTCAACAATTGGCTTGATAAAGTTTGATGCTTCGGTATCGTTATCCAATCCAAGTTCAGCCCGAATCGTTTGAATCGACTTCACACCCATTGAATGGTACACATTGTTCATCTCAGCTTCCTTCTGATGCTCTCTTGATTGAAGAGAATACGCTTCAGAAGTGATCTTAATGTTCTTAAGAATTTCCTTGGGTATGATTCCATGTTCGGAAGCAAGGTGGATTTGTGACCAAGCTAAAGATTTGTTTGGCTCGAATCGACATTCGGCCAAGGATCTTCCAACAATCCCTTGCCATCGCTCAAAGGTTCGCCTTGCTGGAGCTTCCGCAATGAGTGCTGAAGAGTAGTTATTATTGCTTGCGTCACCGGACATGAGTGTTTCGCTGATTCCAAAGCGTGTTGCAAGGGATCGTAGGTTAGCCTGCAAAACTTGGATAAGCCCTGCTGCATCGACATTCGCACCAGGGAATTCGTAGTCGATGTTTGCGGGTGCTGTGATGATCGATCCATAGCCAAATCTCTCCAATCCAATAGTTTGCGTTGCACCAAGATTATTGCTGCCACCTAGCGTAGCATCAATCTGTGAGTCAACTAAGCTCGCCATTGAATCAGGGGCAACATTGTTTACCTTCCTGATCATCGCAATCTTCGCTCTAGCTTTCGCCATCGTAACCGTAGATGCAAGAATATCCTCGCAATTGGTCAAATTCTGGAACACAGGGTAGAAGGTGGTCAATCCCCTCTTCGCATTCGCATTTGTGCCAATTTTAATATGTATGATTTCTTCCGCAGGGATAAATGTAGGTTCTCTAGTAACCGTAGGCTTCAAAATCACCTGATAACCTAGAACTGAATTTATATCATCCTCTTCAACAATTATCCCAAATGAGTCTTTTGGCGATCCAATGTCGGTAGCATACCCTCTGACCAATTCTGGCTCAATAAAGCGAATTACAAGCATCCCATTGGCTTGCGGGAACTTCCTTAAGAACACTTCTCCATCGACATGAAGTCGGTACACAATTTCGTTCTCGACATCAACCATATTGTTGTATTCACGAAAGATATCGAGTGATGCTTGGCATCGTTTCAAAAGGTCTTCCGGTACTGGGTTCTTTAGATCGATTGAAGCAACCCGCCATTTAAATCCCGCAGACCCAACAACAAATGATTGAAAGCATTGAACTAACCCATGTGCAAACTCATTAGTCGCAAATACGAATCTAGCTCTATCCCTGATGCTTTTTAACTGCCACCATGACAAATAGATCGGAAGCTGCTCACCCGATAGGTAATTGTCTCTAACCGCTAATTGTGCGGGATTTACCCAACCACCCATCCCAGCATTAGGAAACTGAAACGCACCATACTCAGACGGATCGTTCCAGAACGGCCCCCAACCTGTCTGATAACTTCCTGTGTCATACGAAATAGACTCCGTGATCGGTTTTCCCGATCTTGGAGCTTTAGGAGAGGAAGGAGGGGTCTTTGTTTTCGGTGGCTGTTTTTTCTTTGCCATTGGATTCTCTAGTTGGTTATCGAAAAGAATCCGTTTACACTTCCCGATACATTCCCGCTAGTGATGATTTTTAAACCACCAGTAGAAATGAGAACCCCATCACCCTGTCCACTAACAGTATATATCTCATACTGCTTCACATGGATCTTTCCAGTTAAAACCGTAAGATCAGTCTTCACAAACTGAATGTAACAATCACAATCGGGTTGCAACGAAATCACATTAGCATCACCTGTGCCTGTGAATATCGCTGTAGTTGATGGAATCGTTGCACTATACGCTACTGTTGAATTTGCCATTTTTCGGTAACCCAATGATTATTTGTTTAAAGTCACAAAACCATTTAAACTTCCTGATACATTTCCAGATACCGTTAGCTTTATTCCAGAATCACTTATAAGCAATCCGTTTGATTGCATAGCACTAGAAAATATATCGTATTGCGGAATGTGAATCAATCCTGTTAACGCTGTAGTTCCATCCGCTTTGAAAAACTGAACAGAACAATCGCAATCCGGTTGTAACGAAAATGCGTGAATGTGCGATGCCCCACTAGCAGATACTGTTACTGTACCTGGAATGGTTTGCGAAATCGGCATAGAACTGTCTGACGGCATATAAACCTCCGGTTGATATGTACACATTGTATTGGTTTGCTTGGAGAATGCAAGAGAAAATCATTTTGACGATTTGGGAAAAATAGAAAAATTTTTTGGATGCACTTTTGAATTTCACAAAATGAAACTTGACGGTTCTAAAAAAAAGTCTCTGAGTTTAGGGTGGGGTGGGGGGGCCTGGAACCAGGTCAAGATATTAATAGGATAAACAATCTTAGAATATATCATAACATACAATATATTTATAGAATAAACATATTAGTAGTTACACTATCTTAATTAATTAAGATAAAGTTTATCTTTAATATATTATGAACGATAATAGTAGATAAAGTTTATCTTTATTATTTAAGATAAAGTTTATACTTAATAATTTATATGTTAGAATGTATTAAATAGATAGAATGTTTTTTTATTTTATATAGATATATATATATAAAATATATATATAATTATATATATGATATATAAGACTTTAAGCACTATACTTCCCCCTAGCACTTCCATAATCCTTGATCTTAATCTTTTATGGTACAGAATCATTTTATTCCCTTGATAGATACCACTAGAATCTATTTTTTTTATTTTTCCGCTATCATAAAATGAACTAAAATATCAATTATTTTTAAAAGTTTTAAGTACTTATAGAATAAGGGCTTATGACAATATACTTAAAACTTTATGGAATAAATACTATATTGCGTTTGCAATGTTGACGATAATATGCACAATAACCTTATTAGTTTAAGTATTTCGCTTAAACTAAAAGTAGTAGTAAATAACAGTAAAGGAAAAAACATGGAAGAATTTGTAGAAGAGCTGATGAGGTGTTGGATTATTAACGATAATGGCGAATTGGAATATTCTATCAAAAAAGTTATTGAAAGCTGGAATATGAGCGAACTGGAAACACTTTTAAACACGAATAAGGGAGTATAAATTATGAACCGTTCACAATGCCTTAGAATATGCGATAAAATCAATAAATCAGCTAACATTGATGATTGTGTTAAGGCTATAAAATCTCTTTTAAAATCAAGAGATTGCAAGGGATATTTTAAAAAGTACGCTCGAAAGTTATTGCAGGGCCTAACATCAGGAAAACCATTTTTTGCAATCATTAGTAAAAATGGTAACTCTAAACTTCCATTTTACGCTTTTAGTTCATTACCTATTTATAGTTGCCCGGGAATGGGGACTTGTCAAACATGGTGCTATTCGTTAAAAGCCTGGAGATATCCAGCCGCTTTTTTTCGACAAGTCCAGAACTTTATCTTAATGAAATATGATAGAGAGTCTATCATAAAATCATTCAATGAAATAAAGGTCAACTCAAGTTTTAGATTGTACGTAGATGGTGATTTTAGCTCACAATCGGATTGTGTTTTTTGGTTCAATTTACTTAAAACTAGAGCTGATGTTAGTACCTATGGATATTCCAAATCTTGGGATATTATTTACGATTGCAAGCAATATTATCCATCGAATTATAGTCTTAACTTGTCGAGCGGTGGCAAGGCTCAAAAAACTAGCAAGGCAGATATGCTTGCCTTGTCGATCACTAGGGGCGAATTTATTGCAGTACAAATACCTAAATTGTCAAGAGATAGGCAAAAAATACGGTTCAGCTTGCCCGAGTATCACCAAGAGGTAAGGCAAGCGGGCAAGCTTTTAACTGGTGTTAACGGTTTTTCCTGCCCTGGTAAATGCGGAGATTGTGCAAGCGGTTCCCATGCCTGTGGTAATAATAAATTTGATGGAATTCCAATATATATAGGTGTTCATTAATCCTAGTTTAAACGAATAATATTAAGCTTTAATGCCATTCTATCTATTAGCCTAGGTAGACTGGCTTAAGGCAATAGTGAAAGCTTATTTCAAGCTTTACAGAATCGGTATACCTTATTGGAGTGTTTTTCATGAGTGCCGTTAAAAGCAAAGTGTTTTTTATTAGTGTAAATAAAATAGGTAATGATTTTTATGTTTTTTTCTTCAAAAACAATAGGGAATTATCATTAGAATCATTATGCAATTTAGGGCTAGATATTGCTATTCACTATGATGATTTTAACAATTTAAGAGGATATTGTCGGCCACAATTCGATACTGAATTAGACGCGACAAGCTGGGCAAAAAAACAATTAATCAAGCTTAAGGAGTTAAACAGGTTAAATAAGATTTAATTGTTTTCGCCCTGGAACACAAGCTTTAATGCCTTGCTATCTATTTAGATAGCCGGGCATAAGGCAATAGACAAGGTATTTTCCCTTGTTTGGAATCGGTATACCTTATTGGAGTATTAGCCAATGGCATGGAGTAAATTCAAAGACAGAATCGTTAACTATGTAGAGAACAACCCCGGTTGTTCAAAGTGGGAAGTTGCTTCCCTATGTACCAGATCAAACAGAAGGTGTCCTAGTAAGCAATATTATGTGGTTAATACGGCTTTAAGGAATGGTTGGATTGAAGGCCACTTTTCTGGTGGTCGATGGCATTTATACACGACCAAAGCTTTCATTCTAATAGAAGAACCAAGTTAACCTGTTAACCCCTATTTTCAATGGCCTAGGGGGCGAAATCCCTAGGTCAAAAAATTTTTTTGCCCGCTCTGCCTGGAGAATATGGCAAAAAAAAATTCATCGCCCTGTTTTTTGTGTGTTACGATTTTTATCATTTTTTTTAAAGGATGTTTACAATGAATAAACTTAATACCAATTGTTTTTGCTGCAACAAAAAGCAAACAAAAAACAATCCTTTGGTTAAGGATATCGGCAGAATGGTATGCCAACCCTGCCATAAAAACATAGTATTAGAGCGAAAATACTATGCATCAGCTTATTGGCATGGCAACCCAATAAAATAGGGGCAGACCCTGTTTTTTCACGCTATAGGGGTCAAATCCTATAGCTTAAAAATTTTTTGGTGTGTTCGCCTGGATTTTGTGTGTTTAAAATTTTATCATTTTTTTGGAAAGGATTTGTACCATGTTGAGAATAACTAACAGTAAGCCGATTGAATTGATGCAACACGATAATGAGCGGGTTATTAAACTCAAGGTTGGTTCACTTCATTGTATGCTATCTAATCTATCGATAATCAGGAAGTTATGGAATAAGCGGGTGAAATCAGCTTCTAAGGAATTGCGAAGAGGATGGATCAAATGTGTACTGGAAACGCACCTAGCAAACCAAGATTTGTACATTCGTGTAATGTCTGGAAGGTTATAGACCCTGTTTTCAAACCGTGTAGACCCTGTTTTTATATGAAAGGATGTGGATTATGAATGCGACTGAAGAAAAGCAAAGCTTGGCAGAAGAAGTAAAATTGTTAGGTTTTGAATTGATTTTCGCTTCTGATTCTGGTTCAGAATATTTTCACCGTTTTTTTAAAAACAAATCAACAATTGTTAGAATTTCTGACCACATGATACCCCAAACAGAAGAAAGGATAGGTGGAAGAAGTTGCTATGATTATGAGCTTTTGTATGATCATGGGTTTGAGGATGACAACAAGGAAACCTTAGACTTTTTAAAAAGATGGAAAAATGAAGTTGAATAGTCATTGTGTTTAGACCCTGTTTTTCTATGAAAGGAAGTGCAATATGATGGGCATCAATGTTAACTGCAAACATCAGGACTTCATTGGCGAAATCCTGGCAGGTAAAAAGACAATCGAAACGAGAAACACCCCTAGCTTAGACCCCTATTTAGGTCAAAGGGTTGGTCTAATTAGAACTGGAGGACTATTTGCAACCTTGGAAGGGTTCGCAACCATTACAGAATCTTTTATCTATTACGATAAAACATCGTTTGATGCTGATTACGAACTTCATAGGGTTTCGCCTGACTCCCCCTATTACATCCCGCATCATGGAACCAAGGTTGCCTATGTCCTGGAAGGTGTAGAAGCAATCGAACCTGAGAGGATCTTTAGCAAAGGGATTATTGCCCGCAAAATAGGTAGACCCTGTTTTCCTTTAAACTGAAAGTTTAAACTAGGGGGCAAAAATACCCGCCCGAAAAACTGTCATAAAATTTTATGGATTGTTTGAAATTGTTTTAGGTTTGTTACGAATAACTATTGCAACCATTGAAAGGGGAGCAAAATGAAGATCATTAAAAACACTTTGGAAGTAATCACATCAGTTTGGGAAGACCCTGGCGATTATCCAAACGCGGTAGCTAGAGGCCCACTCCCTTCGCACTCAATTTGCGTTGAAGATGTGGAGGGTTATCTGCTATTGCAGGTAGAGGAAGAAGATCGATCTAATGATGACTACGGAGGCTTAGGCCCATGTTTAGTCATGCAATTGATGATGGAAGACCACACCATTAGTGTCGATGGTGTAGTTGTTACATCATGGCAATTCTGTCCTAAAGAGCATCCAAATCCAAATGATGCTGCTGGGCTAGACTTATGGAAGGTCATCCCATATAAATGGAACTCTGATAACTTTGATTTATAGTTAGACCCTGTTTTTCTTCAAGCTACACCCTAACTTTTAGGGAAGCAAAAAGTCTTAATTCTTCTGAAAGGGAATTAATTATGTCTACTGAAACCGCTTCTGCTTCTGCTACTGTTACTCCTGTTGCCGATCCTAATCGCATCGTGACGATTAGTTTAAAGGCTTGCGAAGCCGAAATGATTAGAAATATAGCAGCTTGTTTAGCCAGACCTCTTGACGAAAGCAGAACCGCTCTGCTCAGGGTCTGCAATGCAACTCCAGAAGAAATGATGAAAATTCATCATAAGATTTATTCATCTGAAATGGGTTGGCATAATCTTAACTGGGATGAATAGACCCTCTTTTCCTTCACCCTATGGATTAAAATCTGTAGGGTGAAATCTTATACAATTACACACACACCACAACAACGAGGATAATATGTCTACGATTACAAAACCAGAAGTTTGGCAACGATTAAGCATCAACGAATCTAAAGTATTAAAAGCTTTGCTTAAGCATTCGACTCCAACTAAAACTAAACACCACCGCCAATGCGACATCAGGCGGGCCTATGTTTCGCTCGGTATGTCTCGCTATTCATTCGCTGGATGCGTATCATCACTAAAGAAAAAAGGCTTTTATTCATATGTGATGTGGGAAACAAATCCCAACCGTGCAGGGTACAAAGATTACCCAGCTAAATCGGTAAAGTTTTATGGCCATAGCATACAATGTAAACTCCCAACCTTAAGTTTAATAACACGCTCGTTATCGTATCGCATTGGTTCGATTGCCTTAGTTTACAAGGTCAGATCAGATGTAGCAATCGTCTTAGACCCTGTTTTTTTCAAAGGAAGGGGGTAAAATATGAGAGTATTAATTGCTTGCGAATACAGCGGAACCGTTAGGGATGCGTTCAAGGCTAGGGGCCATGAAGCATGGTCATGCGATTTGCTTCCAACGGATCGGCCAGGGCTTCATTATCAAGGTGATGTGCTTAATGTTCTTGAAGGATGGACTCCTGTTAGGTTTACATATGATTGTGATCCTGATGGTGATGGAATTTGCAATATTACCCAAGACGATGTTAGCGAATGCAAGTGCTATGGGCCAACCCAAGATGATGATGTTGAGTACAAGGAAATTAATGGTGAGTTGCTTTGTAGACCTAAAGTAAATCCAAGTTGGGATCTTATGATTGCTCACCCGCCCTGCACCTACCTTGCTTCATCATGGTTGCATTGGAATAAACGCATTCCAGGTCGAGACCAACTTACCTTAGAATCATTAGAGTTCGTGACCCTCTTATTTAATGCACCTATACCCAAAATCGTATTGGAGAATCCTATTGGGCGAATCAATACAGCAATTAGGAAGCCTGACCAAATCATTCAGCCTTGGATGTTCGGTGAAGATGCATCCAAGTCCACTTGTTTATGGCTTAAGGGGGTTCCCAAACTTGAACCAACTGACATCATAAAGAAAGACAGGTACGCAAATCAAACGCCATCAGGCCAGAACAACCTTGGCCCATCTAAGGATCGCTGGAAGATCAGGTCAACCACCTACAAAGGAATAGCAGAGGCTATGGCAACCCAATGGGGTCGATTCCACTAGCAAATAATCCATGATCTAATGTATACTAATAATCAAGAGGGTTCGTAAGACCCTCTTTTTTTTATAGCCAAGGTACATATCATGGATGACAAAAACTTTTGGACATATACTGAAATCTCTTCTGACTTGGATCTTTCGTACACAACGGTCAGGAGGAACATAGAAACCTTAGTCTATCAAAAGAAAATCAAACCATTGCGAAGGATGAAGACTAACAAAGGGCATTTTTCTAGCGTTATGGATGCGAAAGAATACAGCAAGTTCAAGGAAATTCTTCGTAAGAGACTGTCTGTAAACAAAGTAGATGAAGAAGTCGAAAGCAAAATGTCTGATAAAGGATTCTTTTACTTGATCCTTTTGATTCCAGAGTTTAGCAAAGGCAGAATCAAAGCTGGATTCACATCACGCATGGACTCCAGGTTCAACGAACACCTGATGTCAGCACCAACAGCAAAGTTGATTTATTCAACACCATGTCAACGCTCATGGGAAACATTCATGTTAGCTTATGTACACAGTCATGGTAAAAAGATTAGGTCAGAAGTGTTTGATGTAAACGATGTTAAACGGCTTATAAAAAACCTTAAGACCCTCTTTCTCCAAGTTGGGCAACGAAAATGAATCACGGCAAAACAATCACCATAATTTTAGACATTCACGCTTTCGCTAATTCCTTAAAAAGCCTTATATGGTTTTTAAGAGAAATTGGCATCGTGGACTAAGGAACCCCCTTAGTTAAGGGAAACGCATTTGCGTGGACTAAGGAAGTTTTGATCACGAAACCAATTTCGTGATCATACGAAAATGGTCATAAAACAAGCCATTTACCATGCGGTATTAGGATCATAAATCGTGAAGTTTACTATCATCAGTTAAAGCTGAATCATCATCAGTACCCTTAAGTAACTCTGCAATCGCAATATACGCAGCAGCATCTTCAAGAGTATCCTGATGATACCCCTGAGAAAGTCTGCAAAGTTTAAGCATAGCCATCATTACTGCTACTTCATATGCGGTAACTTCTCTTTTCAAGAAGTTAGTCCACGCATCAGCAATCCGCTTTAAATTAAGCTCTGGAGCATCGTATTGGCTTGACCGCTGAACTATGTGTTCGGTACAGCGGGAAAAGAATTCACTAAGCAAATATCTATCCATTTATAAAACCTTTCAATCGGTACAATGACAAGAAACCGTATCGTCAAAATCTGGAAACATTGGAAGCTGCATTCTAGATTGCTTCATTACATTTTCATAGCTTGGTCGATCTTTTCTGAAAGTATGTTGTCTAGCAACAGCACTACCAATCATTTTTTTCTCTTGTTCTATCCACCAATCCAAAGCCTCTGGAGTTTCTTTTGCAACTAAATCCAATCGGTATCGAGACTTTAAAAAGCAACCCTGACTATTCTTTTGTCGGAATCAAAAATAACAGCACCAACTTTAGTTGATGGATCTTTGCTCCAAATAGAAATGTGTTTAGCTAAATCTAAAAATCTAATATCCCAAATCATTAAATTCCTTCGCAATCTTCGGCATCATAAGCCATTAAATTACTTGCAAATTCATCTTGTGGCTGGCAATCATTCGTCTTATACAAAAAATGATACGCATCAAAAATTCCCTCGTCATCTTTAAAAAAATCTCTTTCTATAGATACAGCTTTAAATCCCATGCTCTTGAAAAAAAGATGAGCATGAAATCTTTCTTCGGAAATATAAGAATTTATATAATTTCGTTTATCTTTTTCTGGATTACAAGATTCTGAGCCTAGTTTATCAATCAATTGATCCACCATCGCTCTCGCATAACCACGCCTACGATAGTTTGGATTTATTGCTATGTTGATAATATAAAATCCTTTAGGCATCAGTTCGTATAAAATAAAGCCAACTATATTATTATCAACTATAATTACCTTTCCAATGTTGCCTCTATTTTTCAAACAATCCGAGAAATCTTTATGACCCCAAGGTTGAGAAAAAGAATTTTTTTCAATTTCTACAACCAAATCAATATCATCTTTTATCATCCACCGAATATTATATTTCATTTATATTCACCGTTTTAAAATGTCTTCGGCATTGCACAATCCATCATTTCCATCTCTGCCTTCGTATATGTCCTTATTTAATTTATCTAATTCCTTACGCAAAGTATGTCCACGATTTTGTGCATTGTCATGATTTTTATCCCAAGCTTTTAAATACATTTCAAATTTAGCTCTGGAGCATCGTATTGATTAGCTCGTTCCACAATGTGTTCGGTGCATCTAGAGAAAAATTCATTTAGCAAATATCTATCCATTTATAAACCCTTTCAATCGGTACAATGACAAGAAATAGTATCATCAAAATCGGGAAACATAGGAAGCTGCATTCTAGACTGTTTCATTACATTTTCATAGCTTGGTCGATCTTTTCTAAAAGTGTGTTGCTTTGATTCTGCAACACCCAGCATTTTTTTCTCTTGCTCTATCCACCAGTTTAATGCGTCAGGATCTTCCTTTGCTACAAGATCAAGACGATATCTACTCTTAAGAAAACAACCTTGGCAATTTCCATGATGTTGTGCTATTTGCAAGTCAAAACTTTGTTTACTCCAGAAATTCATTACATCTTGAAGAGTGTGTTTAGCATCATTCATTGGAGTTAACGCTGGATTTTTTCTGCTGAAATTCTTTCTAATGTTAGCTACCCTTCTTGGTTCATCATATCGCAATCCTATAAGCTGATTGTGCCTCTTAAACAATGATCCGTAAACATCTTTCATGTATCGATCCAGCAATTTTATTTTTAGTTCAACAGTACAAAATCTTGCAACTGGATTAGGAAGGTACTGTCTTTCATCGATCAAAATGCTAAATGGCTCTCCATTTCTTGATGCATCTTTGTAATTAGTTATCTTAAACCTTGGCTTAATTTTTTTGCCAACATATTCCAACCAAGCTATATCTATCTTCCATTCTTCAGAACACTTTTGAACAAAGTCTAAAGTCTTTGGATGTTCCAATCCTGTGTTACAAAAAACAACTTTTATATGATCAGGAAGCACCCCCCCATGTGCATCGAGAACATTAGCCAGCATAAATCCAGATGTTCTGCCTCCGCTAAAAGAAATTACAGATGGATCTTTCATAAAGTATTTGCTATCCATTTATAAATCCTTTCATAGTGTCCATAAGAAGACGGACTAAGTGCCATGCTAAAAGCCATGTTCCTGAGATAACACAGATGTATATCGGGATAGCAATAAGCATTGTAAGAAGTTTTTCCCCTGGCTTTTTAGGCGGGAGATCATCACCATTATTGCTACCGAAATTTGTCCAGCGTAGATTATGCATTTTTTTTCCCCTTTAATTCAGATCGTTTTTTAATTGCTGATTCTAATGGAATCAAAAAGGTTTTGTTGTTTTTGTTTTCAAGCGGGTTTTCATGCTGATCAATATGTTCAGCAATGATTGATGAATCATCCAGGTCGATCACCCCTTCCAGTTTGTTTCGCATCAGGAAATATCCAATGCGAACCCTGTTTACACCGATTATCTTCGCTGCTTCTCTTGCTGTCACATATGTTTGATCGCCTACTTTAATTGCCATTGGACACACCTTCCATTTCTCTTCTAATGTTAATTTGTTCTAGAACCGCTTCCCTAATCTTTTCATCAGCCATAGCTTTTTCTTTATCTTTATCTTTCTTCTTCATCGCAGCAACAAGCTGTCTTTCTTTAGCAGTTATCTTCCGTGTTTCCCGCCTCATCATCTTATCTAATACAGAAGACATTGGCACAAGAAAATGACTCTTGCTTTTAGCTCTAAATTTCTTTAAATCGGCTGGATCGATTTCGATACCAACTAATCTAATAGCTTCCATCAGAGGCTTCTGATCGCTCATGTCTATCACTCCACGGAATTCATTTCGGTAGAAATAATGAGCAATTAATCCAGCCTTAACCCCCATAACAAGTTGTGCTTCTGGACTCGTCAAATACAATTCATCACCTATAAATACTGGCATGATTACTCCCCCCTATTTCTGATTAATTCTTGTGCAATTTCTAGTAGTTTTGAACTGTTTTTGGATTGGAATTTAAGGATTGGATACAGACTCATCAAGATAACGATTCGCTCGTTTAGCTTTGCAGTCCATCTCCATCCATTAGCTTCGATTCCATTAACGGTAACTGATACACCATCGTAGATAGCTTGTTCGCATCCCTTAGAACCAATCAAGCCTGGGAACAACCCATCCACGGTATCTGCAACCTCTTGAAGCAGATCAGCAATACGCTTCTTATTTAGCGTATAGGGTTCATTAGAATCGCTTTTTCTGACAGACTTACACCATTCGGTGCAAGCCATACAAGCAGCGAAATTAATGTAGGAATCAGGCTTGCGTGTGGCTATATCAGAGTCCTCCCAAAGCACAGAAAGATTAGCTAAAGACTCAGAGGCAGCAGAAAACATCTCGTCTGGCATTATTTCCAGACCTGTGAGTTCCCTTGCAATAAAGCAAGCTCTTCTCGCACAGGTTTGAACCGCTGACATCTTAGATATTTTTGCCATTTTCTTATCCTCTGGGCCTCCGTTCCCCACATCTTTATTAAAAAACATTATAACCTTTCCCTTCAGTTTTTGGTAAGTTCAATTGAAACATAAGATTCGTCACCATTCGTAAGCTTTTGACCGAGTCTAATCGTGATGGATTTAACGCAGTCTGTATCATCTCCAAGCAAATACCCACAATGCTGAAGCTGGTCAAGTATCGGCTTAATGCGGTTATCAAGATCAGATTTTCTCCAGTTTTTACCAGGGTATACCATGATCAGTACATCGACTGGAAACAAACAGGCTTCTATCTTATTTTGATCATCCACATGGTGAAGGTTTTCCTCTCTCCATTGACGATACTTTTCACTAAGAATAACTCGACCCTTAAAATTCCTCCAGCAAGCATTAGCTGATGGAGGAAGGGTAAACAAAATCGGATCTACTGGCATTGACTATCTCCATGACCAAGCGGGTGCTACGATCTTAGGAACAACCCCATAATACTCAGGCACAAAATTTCCTGTCTGATGGGCAGCAAGGTACTTCCTAATGGCCTCAAAAACTTGATTTTCTGCCCTGTCTAAATCACTCGAATCAAACTGGCAAACCATGCATGAAGGATACTCCCCCTTGTCTACGATGATATGATACACATCGTTAATAGGTATTTGCATCGATCTCAAACAGAATCGGTACAAAGCCATTTGACGAAGGTATCCATTGAATACACACTCTTTAGCCCAGTCCATTGGATCGTAAGAACCAACAGTCTTTAGATCGACTAAGAAACCCTTTTCGGGGCAATACATATCAGGTATGAACTTGATCTGTAATGGTTGCCCATCGAATTCAATCGTAGTCAGAATTTCGCTCTCACGAATTACTGTTGGAGAATTAAAATACTGTGACGAAGTATTTTCGTTAATGGCAGCAATCATCTTGGTTGCCTGTTCAACATCATCATGGGTTATGATTTCAATGCCATCTTTTAAAGATGACTTAAAATTATCCCATGTTTCTTTTCCAGCTTTAGTTCGCTTATCGCAAACTGGGGCAACCGAAAATCGTTCCTCGACTGTACCAGGCTCAAGCAACATTGCATGAACTAAGGAACCAAGGATCATAGCTGGAGAAGCATCACGAACAACAACCTTGTCTATATAAGTCTTCTTATAAAGGACTGGGCTTTTGCGGAACAACTCCAGGCGGGAGTGAGACACATATTCAATCGGGTACATTAGACTGCTCTTTCTTTAAAAAATTTCTCAAGGATATCTAAAACCTGACCATTCATCGTTCTATTCTGGGATAAAGCCAGAAAATTTAACTGCTCTTTTAAATCCGAATTAGGCCGAAAAACTACGGTGAGTTTTTGACGATCCTTCTTAGACCCGTGTCTTTTTGGCATCTTCCTTCTCCTTTGTTAGTGATGCCTGATAAGAGTTCCATTCGGCATCGTATTTCCAAGGTTTCTCAAAGTAATAGATCAAGTTACCAACACCGCCAGCACCATCCCATTGCCCTTCATCCTTTAGCCACCGAGCTAAAGCGAGAAGATTATCGTGGATTGCATACCACATACAGCACCCCTTTCAAAAGGTAAAAGTAACAACATAATAAATATACCATATATGTTTAAGATTACCATAGAATCTTTTATTTTCTTTTATTTTCTTTTTTTTTCTGTTTTGGGTTTGACTTTTAAATTATTCAATCGTAGGATAGACGATGTGGTGGGAGTGGATCTGAGTTTGAGGTGGCACGATGCCGAATAAGAAAAAACACAACCTTATTTCATTTGACGAAGCGTCAAGCTTTTGTCCATATCCCCCTGGAAGCACAGAAAAAATCATTATCTTGGAAGCTAGATTAGCTTATGGGATAGAGCTTTACCACCCTGGGGATAACCACATACCGATTGTTCCGAAGGACAAAAGGGTTAACCCCAAGGCAACCGAATCTCATCTGGATGCGGAGATACATTCAGATGATGATGATGACTAGCGGTGGTCATATGGGTTGGCTTGTTGCTGACCTTAAAAAGACACCAGTTTTTACCGAGGCTGGCACACGCACCGCTAGTTTTTATTTTTTACGAAAGGGGAATGTCATGGATGATGAAATAGTTATGAATGATAAAGATTTGAGTCAGATTTGCGTACCGAGTTTCAGCCCACCATGCAGTCTTAATGATGATGCATCTGTGGAACCGCTAATGATTACTGGACTCGTTAACGCTGACGAAGAGTTAATGAAGTGGTTGTTGTTTAATGGCATTAGCACCCATGCTATTGGCCAAAATAAGATGATGAGCATTACTTCAATAGATGACATCACTTCGGGCAGAGGATCGTATTCTGACACGATCATAAAAGTGAGAATGAAAATGGGCGATTTAAACACAGTTGTCTCTATTGAATTATCAAACGAGCAGCTTGAAGAAATTGTAAGGATTGGACTTCGCACCCAGTTTGGTGCAAATGTTGAATCAGTCAAAGTGATATCGTTGTATCACGGACTCAAAAAGTACGAGTTGGAAGTTACTTTTGCAAGGAGGGGTTAACATGAAGATTGGTAAACCTGTTGGTTTTGGCCAGCTTAATAAACCGAAAGCAGTTGTTTTCGGGGCTGAAGGTTCTGGTAAATCTACGATGGGATCGAAGCTTTCTAAAGCTTTGTTCCTTGATGTCGAGGGTGGTATATCAGGCATAGACATCGATTGTGTGGCAATAAAAACATGGGCAGAATTTGTGGCTACGATTAAAGAAATCGTAACATCTACAGAATTTGCCTACGAAAATATTGTCATCGATTCTCTTACTGCTTTGGAAAGATTGCTTCATCAGCACATCTGCCAAACATCTGGAGCATCATCAATCGTGCTAGCGTGTGGTGGCTATGGTAAAGGGCTGGTGGAAGCAGTTACGCAGATGTCTCTGCTGATTAATAGCCTTAATGCCAAGAAAGATTTGGGTGTTTACTTCTTGTGTCACAGTACCGTTAAATCGGTAAATGATCCCACAAGAGGTGAGTATGCTTCTTTCAATGTCAGGGCTGATAAAGCCATGTCTGAATGGGTTACTTCTTGGGCTGATCTAATTGGCTTTGTTGAAATCGACCTTATGGTTGGTGACGATGGAAAGCCGATTATTAAGAAGGATGGTAATGAGGTTCGCAGAACCATTACTGTTACCCCAAGGGGCGGTTTGACTGCGAAATCACGGATTCCAGGCGTAACTGGAACCATGACGGTTGATAGTTTTGTGTCGAAGATCAATGAGATTTTTTCTAAGAAAGGGAAGTAGTTATGAGCGATGACTTTGAAATCTTTGGGGTTGATGAAGCAAAGGAACTTCAAAAATCCGATATCCTCCCTGCGGGGGAATATCCAGTAACAATCACTAGGGCTGAAGTCCGCACCAAGGATGACAAGAAATGGTTGTCATTAGGTTGTCAGATCGATGCTCCGCACGATATGCAAGGAAGATTTAAAACCTTTACTTTGTATATCAAGGATGGGCATCCTAACCCACAGGTTTGCAATATTCACGCAAAGTTAAGGCAGAGTCTTGATGCTGCCCTTAGTTTAGATCGAATGACTCTGACTAATATCATTGGTCAGTCCTGTGTGGTTAAAATCAAGAACAGCGAAAAGAATGGTGCTACATATGAAAATGTGGAAAGATTCTTGAAAGCTGTCTAATCTTTGCTCATGCTGCATCTGGAAGCAACCGATAAGAAAGGTAAGGAGGTGCAGCATGAGTAAACTTTTATTGGTTAGTTTGTGTTTCTTGATTGGATGTCAAGGAACTAGGAATTCGATAGAAACCGGATTGTCTACACAGTTGATGTCTGACAGTCCGGTAATCGAAAAGGTTGATGTAAGTTTCAAATTGAAAAAGGAGTGGTAGACATGGAAGTTATTGCCAATATTTTTGAGTTACGAGCAGCGGTTACTAATGCCTTTGGTGAAAAAAGTTTTATCGAAACTTTGGAACGCAGAGGAATGTATCGTTCACGAATTGCTTCGGTTGTAGACACGGATTGGTCTACTGAAGATGG